AGTTTCAAGTTTAAGAGTGGACTGGAATTTCCTGAGACTTTGCCGAAAGACGTGTCAATGAGTCTGAGATTGTGGCATAGCAACGGGAGCAGTTATATTAAGTATGATGGAGAAAAAGTTCATCATATGTTGAAGTTTAATGAGTATGTTCATATAACGTCGCCCATTCGGCGATTGGTCGACCTGTTAAATATTATACAGCTCATGGATAACGAGGGATTGGTGGCAATGTCGGGGGATATGCAGCGATTTTATGAGAGATGGACTGGTGACGAGAGTTTGGCGTATATTAACCAGTCAATGCGGTCCATTCGCAAAGTTCAGAATGATTGTGCGTTGTTGGCGATGTGTGTGACGAGTCCGGAGGTGATGGAACGTGAATATTTGGGATTTGTATTTGAAGCAATGGAGAGAAACGATGGATTGTGGTGGTATATTGTGTATGTGCCGGAATTGAAGTTGTCAAGCAAGTTCATTTATTACAGCAAAATGGATCTTTATAGCGAACACAAGTTTAAGATATACTTGTTTGAGGATAAGGATGCATTGAAAAAGAAGATTAGGATGGAGAAGGTGTGAAAATTCACTTATTTAGTGTGTACGAAGTGTTAATCGTGTTTATAAAAAATTGAAATACTTTTTTAGATTTGTATGAAAGGTATTTCCCAGACGCACACACAACACACAAAACAAACCACTATCAAAGCATGGCATCATTTTACATCGTGAGGATAAACTCGAAGAAGGCGACACCTGCCACAGACTACAAGCGGTTTTTGGCAGAGATCGAGCAGGGCGGCATCGGCAAATGGGACACTGACCACCGACGAACCATGCACATCGGCGACTATCAAGCATTCATCTGGGGAGAAGACGCGGACACAGCAGTTGTCCACATTTACCGCGTGGAACGCATCGGCACCGTCGATGACAGGCAGCAGTACTGGAAGCAGACCACGTCGTACACGGAGGGCAACGTGGAGTCGGTCGGACACAGGGAGGCGACGTTTCTCAGTGCGAACCACCCCTACGCAAAGAACATGACATGGCCCGAACTTCGAGCGGGACTCGGCTACAAGGAGAAGTACGTGCCTCGCGGGAATTCACGGGTAAGGGACGAGTTGATGTGGAGATTGTAAATTGTGATGTTTTTGAGACCAATAAAAAGAGAAGATTTTTCTCATTTAAAAAATTGAATTATGTGTGATTCTGTTTTTTAAATGTATTTTTAGCAACAAACAAGATGTACATCGAGCATCCCAACGGAAACTACGGGCTTTATGGGCTCAATATGATAGGATGTGATTCAATCATTATGCTGAATGGTGAGATTTTGAAGTTCTATGCTTTTAAGACGGGTTCCTGCGGAAAATATGCGATTTATGTGAATGAGAAGGGAGAACAGGTGGTTATCGATGTTTATGATAAGTCGCTTGGAATTACTCGAATGACCATTAAAAAGTGAATCTAAATCGTATACAAATGTGGAAAACGTCCACGTAGTATAGTGGTTAGTATGGCGCTCTTCCAAAGCGTCGGCCCGGGTCCGATTCCCGGCGTGGACATTCGCGATATTTTTTATTTTCTGCGTTGAAAATAAGTATTTGAATTTTGTTGCTTAATTTATTGAAAAATATCAATAAATCAAGTGAATTAATAAGCCCGCCGGCATCAATTATAACTACACAACAACTTAATTCCTGCGTTGCTGTTGGGGACGGGGAGGACGAACCTGCGGCTGAGGCACAAGAACCCACTGGTGGCCGGGGACTGGCACTGGCACTGGTGTTTGTGCAGGATATGACAGACGCTGATGAACTGGAACACGGGGCTGGTTCGAGATCTGACGCTGAAGAGGGGCCTGAGGTTGCTGATTGACCTGATTCTGCTGATTGACCTGATTCTGCTGCCTGTGCTTTGCTGCTGCAATCTTCTGCTCATGCTGGGTCTCGCACATAAGCTTGCCTCCATTCACACCACCGACATTGGCCGCCTGATACGTGCGACCCTCCTGTGCATCCGGCTTGTGATCAATGCTGAACTCGACGTACTCTCCCTGAACAAGGTACTTGTAGCCGTCACAAGAGAGGTTATCCCAGCGAACGAAGATATCCTCATCCGCGTGACCCTCATTTGTGATCGTGAGGAACCCCCAACCCTGGCGGTTGAACCACTTCACGCACCCTGTGTAAACGCTATCTCCGTACTTAGAAGTCGACATATCTGTATGTGTAAGATGTTATACTATGATCACTCGGCTTTAAGTAGATTTGTTAAATCATTTTTATGCTTATACTCAACAAAACCAAAAACAACATGAGTAAAGGTTGTTCACTCCGATTTAATGCAATCGTCGAAAAGTCCTTTTATAAATTTCCCCTTTTTTATGCTCGAAACATCACATCGTCTCAATTTCCTCTTAACTGTAAATATTTTCTTATTTCTATTATATTTTGTCAAGCTTTTGTGGCCTTTTCCTCTTCTTATGGTAACATTTCGCACTGTTTTAGTGCCGCCCACTTGGCTGGTTTGAATGTTCATGTAATTAAAGTTGTTCATAATACAATATCGTTAGAAACAAAAATAGCCTCAACACTTTCTAACGCACCTTCGGTCCATCCTTGATTCCTACTAACCGCCTCGCCAACGACCAGTATGTCTTTTTCTGGACGCTGTGCCATGCGAATAAACTCTTCTCTCGACTTGTACAATCTCTTATTAAGTGGTTTGTAGTAATGCGTTCCTATCGGCCAATAATAAGACTTGATTGCTATAATTTCGAGTGTATTTGCCGGAATGTCGAGAGAATCTTCTAAAAGCATTTCATAAAGGCGTCTATTAGTTTCGTTGTTCTCTAAATGATGCTTTAATGTTGTTGCGTTGTTATTGTCATTATAAGCAATCATATAAACGCCTTTTTCAGTGTTCATTGGAATTATTTGTTTAAGCGGTTCTTTTACTATTGTGAAACGGGTTACGTGCTCTTTCATTATTTCTGCTGATTTCTTGGTGAATTTTGCGTAAAGTCGGAGAAATGGTTGCCCTTCAATCTCTTTATATATCGGATGGTGTGGAAGCAGTTTTCTAACTGTATCGATTGTGGTTGCGATGACAACCTTTTTACATGTATATTTGGGACCGTTTTCAGTGTGAATTGAGAGACCTCGCTCTATTTGTATGACTTTATTGGAGAACTTGAAGTGTTTCTCTCCGATGTAATCATACAACTTCATAACAAGGTTTTTCCATTCAACTCTAAATGCCTGCCAACAACAGTCATTCTCCTCCATTCCATAATAATAAAGGGTTTCATAAGCGTCTTCGTTTTCATAATCGGTATATCCAGTTGATGATGTGAATTTCTCGTATTCTTTGGTGCCGAGTGTGTGCTTTGCATATTGTTTAAATGTGAGGTTTTCGTGTTTGTTTTTGTCGAAATGTGTTTTTAGTGTTTTCATAGTTTGTTTTATGTCAATCGGGTGGTTGATGTAAGATTTGTCGGGATTAATAGTGAATTCAGGTGGATTTTTGAAACCGAAATCCTTTAATAACTTTAAAAGCAGTTTGTCTTTGTGTTTGCGTCCAATTCCAGCACCAGTAACGAGTTCTGTTCCATAGAAAGTGTCATTGCTGGCTCTTCCACCTATCCAGTGTTTCTTGTATTTCTCTAAAATTAAAAATGATGTGTTTGGCGAGTCGCGTTTTAGTTTATATGCTGCGTACAATCCAGCAATTCCACTGCCTATTATAATCAAGTCAACGTTTGTCGATGTTTGCATTTATATTTAACTCGCAAAAAAGTTTATTAGATTTGTTATTGTGATTTCATAAAGACAATTTCGTTTTCCTGTGTTTTAATGATGTTCATAGCGAATTCTGCGAGTTCTGGTGTTGGTGGCGTGTTTCTCTCCAACAATCGCTTGCTCATATGTACTGCCATCGAATGATGTGGTATCATTCCTAATTTATATTGGGTTGCGTCTACGAACAGTTGTTTGCGTATTCCCACTAAATTTGCTATAACCAATGCCAATCCAAGGCCGAGTGCCTGTAAATCTTTATTGAAAATGCCCATAAATAAAAACATCCAACCAGTCATAAGTAACACCATGTAAGCGTCATTTATGCTGAACCGGATGTTATATATGTTGTCACTCCAAACGTTCATCGTCGTCAATAATCCGGACAAAATCATCGCAAAAAACATTGGTACTAACGAGTGGTTCATTTATATTGTCAAACTATATAAAAATGGTCGTGTATTGAAATATAATTAGGACAGATGTCCCTCATAATTCTATGTGCATCGCACCTTAAAACCCACCAAAATGTGGAACAAATGAGAGAAATGTTGGATTCACAAATGAATCAGACCACTGTTTGTGATGTTTATGTATCTTATACTGGACTTTCTCTCAAATATGATGATCCAAGAGTTCATCTTATTAAACAACCCGACGAGCAATTGGCTCAATTCCAACATTATAAGCGGCTAACAAGTTGGTTATGGGATAGCGGTATTCTTCACTCCGAAAATTACGCAATCTTCACAGATGACGATGACATCATGGATCCGGAGAGAAATGCGGCATATTTTGGGTTGATTCGCGGAGGAATTGAAGTCGTTTGCATCGATAAGAGCGTTGTTCGGTTTAGTATGGATTGTGACATTAAAGACCATGCCACTTCTCTCCAAAATGCTGTTCTTAAATCTGGAATTGTTATTTTGGACTATTTGAGCCCACGCGAATATGTTGATTTGTGTTTGAGGGGTGATCTTCTATTAAGATTTGTGAATGAAGTTGATGGAGAGAATTACATAAGTGATTGTAAGTTTAATATGATAGTTCACCAATATATATTGAATAATCCTGCAAAATGTCTTGAAGTCGTGACTAAGAAGCCACTCTATTATTACAGATACAGTATGTTCCGTGGTGTTCGACATAAGTATTTAGAGGAGATAAACAATTCAGTGGATTAAGTTGTAAAAAATGGATTTTGGATCGTTTAATACCATTTGTTTTACATTTTCATCAGGCAATTGGTACAGTCTCCATGTTAAAATTACAGGATAGCCGTGATCTGAAATTTTAATGGCAACTTCTTTCGATTCTTGTGAAGTTTCTTTAACCCAAGAATTTATATTCTTCTCATTTGTTTCCCACGTTATAAAATTAATAGGATTAGTCTCATGATTGTCATTTAAAATGAAAAAATGTTCTTTAAACCGAATATATGTTTTTGTAATGGTTTCTGGACCGATTTCACCCCATCCCATTTTGGTTGGTTTGTTTGCTAGTACATCATTTATGTATTGAACGCAGAAGTATAATGCAGGCAACAATTTTCGTGTTACTGCAATTACTGCACATTCACAATATTCAGTTTTATTGGTTTTAGTCGCAAATATTTCCTTTTTTGCGTCAATAAGTTTTTGGTGAAGCTTATTAGGATCGTCATAAATTAATGCGTCTGAATCCAGCCACATTCCTCCATATAAGTACAACAAGTTGAATCGAACGTAATCACTTTGAAAATTTGGTGCAATTTCAAAAAATACAGGTAAAATATTTGGTATGTATTCTCTCACATCTTGCACAGTAATCAATATGAGTTCGCATTTATGCTTTGAGCAAACCTCTTTGTTGTGATCATATATTTCTTTTATCAATTGAGGCATGTGTTCATAGCCTTTGTCCCAATAATTCCAAATGATTGGCATATAATTTGTGTTATCAAACGTTATTTCGGCTTTAAACGATTTCTGGCTTTAAACGATTGCAAATGACTCAATAATGATATAAACAATTTGTACATCTTAAATAAAGAACATGTATAGACAAGCATTTAAGTTTGTTAAAAGTATCATTCCCAAGATTTCCGAGACCGAGATTATTGCCCTGAAATCAGGTGGTGTTTCCATTGACCGCGAGATATTTCAAGGAAAGGTGGATTATATGAACTTGTATAAGAAGCCCATTGGTTTAAAACCCGTTTTCTTTAGAGAAACTGGCGAATTGTTGAGTCGCGTTGGGGTTGATGCTGTATACCCTAGCAAGCACATTAATTCTCTCATGAAACATCTAGGAGAGAAAGGGTTTTTGAGTATGATCATTGACAAGAAATATGGAGGCAATCGTTTGTCTGTAACAGAGCAATCGCGAATTTTAACGAAAATATCGTCTTACAATCCATCTCTTGGTGTTGTTGTTATGGTGCCTAATTCACTGGGTCCGGCTGAACTGATTCAACATTATGGAACTGAAACACAGAAATCTTATTATTTGCCAAAGTTGGCTGATGGCACGTTTATTCCGTGCTTCGGTTTAACTGGACCAAATAATGGCAGTGATGCTATTGGTGCAATTGATAAGGGTGTTGTCGAGATGGTTAACGGTGAATTAAAAATAAAAGTTTCTCTCAACAAGCGTTATATTACACTCGCACCCGTATCAAACTTGGTGGGTATTGCGTTTAATTTAGAGGATCCAAATGACTTGCTAGGTAATGGGAAAAAAGGCATTACATTGGCACTGATTGAGCGAGGACATCCTGGTTTGCATCAAGACACTCATCACAATCCAAATAATGCTGGATTTCCAAATGGAACAGTGAAAGGAACTGTGCTTTTGGGTGTCGACCAAGTAATTGGTGGCAAAGAGAGTATCGGTGACGGATGGAAGATGTTGATGGAATGTTTGGCAGTTGGTAGAGGCGTCAGTTTGCCTGCGGCGGCCAATGGTTCATCCAAATTTGCAACACATGCCATCATGAACTACATCAAAATTCGCCGCCAATTTAACATGCCAATCGGAAACATGGAAGCAGTTAGAGAGAAATTCATTGATATGTATGTGAATGCGTGGATTATACACACATCAGTGGCTTTTACGAATAATATTTTGGATAGTAATATTACGCCATCTGTAATTACAGCCATAATGAAACAGCAAACCACCGAGAGAGGGCGAATTGTTTTGAATCACGGCATGGACATTTATGCTGGTAGTGGAATATGTGTTGGAGAGAACAATTTCTTTACCAAGTTTTATAACTCGTCTCCAGTCGGAATAACGGTTGAAGGGTCGAATACATTGACACGTGGTCTTATTATTTTTGGACAGGGTCTGAACAAGAGTCATCCATACATTTTCCCGATTTTCCAGAGCATTCAAGACGATGATTTGGTTGGCTTCAAAAAGCATTTTAATTCGTTGATTTCGAATTGTATTGGTAATTATGCGAGGTTGTTAAATCCGTTATCTGGTTTGAACAGGCTGGAATTGGCAACATTAAAGTTTAGTCTTCTCTCCAATTTTGTTGCAATCATGGGTGGAAAAATTAAATCCAAGCAAATGATTTCTGGCAATATGGCAGATATTTTGTCCAACTTATATATTTCATACGGGTTGACGTGGTATCACATTCATCACTATCAGTCGCCGTACATTTTGAGAGAAAGATGTTTGGAATACTTGTTAAATGATGCAGAACACAAGATGAACTTAGTGATTGCCAATTATCCGGTGCGAGCAATCAAATTCTTATTGAGACCATTGATATCGTCTACATCATATCCAATTTTTGAAAAAAACAATGAATTGTATAAGATGATTTTGGCCAACGACGAATTACATACACTTTTTAAGAATGACATTTATTACAAAGGGACTGTACTTGAAAAAATGGAGAATTTGCTGAAGATGACGCCAAATACACCTGAATACAATGAATTATATCAGGACATCATATCTGTGGGTGAATTTAAAAATGAAACGGCTTAAAGGGTTGACAGTATAATTTTACACACAAGTGAAAATGGTGCGAACATTTGACGAGACAACTGGATTCGGCGAGGATTGTCACCAAATTAGAGAGAAATATCCTGCTCTAGAACTGGATACATTTCAGTTGGCTGCTATGACTGCGATTCGTCAGGGTCATCACCCACTTATAACAGCACATACTGGTTCCGGCAAGACACTTCCGGCTGAATATGCAATCGAATATTTTATTGGAGAGAAGGGGAAGAAAGTCATTTATACGGCACCGATTAAATCACTTTCTAATCAGAAATTCCACGAATTCAAGGCGAAATTCCCTGCGATTTCGTTCGGAATTTTGACAGGAGACATTAAATTCAACCCGGATGCCGATTGCGTAATCATGACCACTGAAATCCTGCGTAATTCTCTCGCTCAGGGAGCACTGGGTCAAGACGTTGGATGCGTTATTTTTGATGAGGTTCACTACATTAATGATGCTTCGCGTGGAAAAGTGTGGGAAGAGTGTATCATGTGGTTGCCGAAGACCGTGCTTATGGTGATGCTTTCTGCGACGATTGACAGGGTTGGTCAGTTTGCAGAGTGGATTGAAGGAATTAAGGAGAGTGAAGTTTGGGTATGCTCAACTAATAAGCGTGTTGTTCCGTTGACACATTACACGTACATGACAGCGAATGCAGGCGATTTGAAGGGTCTCGACAAGGATGAACGCGATTTTGTTAACGGGTTTATTGACACTCCGAAAACCATCAAGAACCCCGACAACACGTTTGTTGAGAGAAACATAGTAGACACATTTAAGGTTGCCAAGATGATTGGTGATGATGCCGTGAAGAGGAGTACTGTATTACATAGGGTGGTAACCTATTTAAAAGATAATGAGATGCTTCCGGCGATTTGCTTTGTTTTCTCTCGAAAGAGGGCGAATGACATGGCCAGGCAACTGGGAATCAACTTGTTGTCTAGTTATGATGATGAAGAAGGATGGAAGGTCTCACATGAGGTCCTTACTATTTTGAAGAGGCTGCCGAATTGGGAGGAATATGTGCGAACAGCGGAATATGAGGAGATGATCGGGCTTATGAGTCGTGGGATAGCAGTTCATCATTCTGGTGTCATACCTGTTTTGAGAGAAATCGTAGAAATCATGTTTAGTAAGGGCTATGTTAAGATGCTATTTGCTACTGAAACCTTCGCAGTCGGGGTGAATATGCCTACAAAAACAGTGCTTTTTACTGACATTCAGAAGTTCGCCGAGAGCCAGTTTCGCTTCCTTCATCCACACGAATACACGCAAATGGCGGGGAGAGCAGGTCGTCGCGGGTTGGATAAAGTTGGACATGTGTTTCATCTTTTTAATCTATATGATGGAGTGGGAGCGATTGGACAACAGACATTGAAGTCGATTTTGGGTGGAGCCCCGCAAACATTGAAGTCGAAATATGCAATTGGGTATGACACGGTGCTTAACGTGACAGCTGATGGTTGTGGCGACGTTGTTGATCGTTCTCTCCAAGTTGCCCTTAATAGCATGATTCGCTATGAAATCGACTCGACATTGGCTGTGATTGACCGTCAATTGACTGAGAAACGTGCGAAACTGGTGCCACTCCCCGAATTCCACGAGAAACTCGTCGATGAACACGATGCCCGCGTCAAGACAATTGAGACCGCCAGCAAGAAACAGAAACCGCGATTGGTCGGCGAACTGAAAGACTTTATTGAAGAGACGAAGAAGAAAATGGGCGTGGATATCAATAAAATCCTACAGAAAAAGAAGGATTTGGTTGCTATGGAAACGGAATGCCGCGAATTGGAGGCTGATAGGGAGCGGGTTGAGGGGGAATTGCGTGTCAATGTGACTGGGGCTTACTGCGATTTGGTGGGTTTTGGGTTGATTGATGACGGAGAACGGCTGACCGAGATTGGTTTGGCTGCGAGATGCTTTAAAGAAGTGGATTGCCTATCATTTGCGGTGATTTTGCGTAGGCATCGCGAGTTGTTTGAGTCGTTGTCTGTTGCCGAATTGGTGGGATTTCTCAGCATGTTTGCGTATGACAAGGGTGATGATTGTGATGTGGTTGTTAATTTTAAGAATAATCGGATTTCAACATTGATTGAATTGTTTGTTGATGAGTTTGGAATTGTTTTAAATGGAGAGAAGTTGGAGAGTTTTGTTGAGTGGTGTGGTGCTGAGAACGACGCTGAATGTAAGCAAATTATGTATGATTCGGGGCTATATGGTGGCGAATTTGTCAAGGCAGTGCTGAAAATCAACAACATTTGTGCTGAGATTGACGAGGCATGCACAATTTATGGATATACTGGGCTTGCTAAGACAGTGAGTAAAGTGGCTGCGGCGACTCTGA